TCTCGTCAAAATCTGCCGCAAGTTCATACGACATGCGTACAGCAAATCTTGTTGGTGGCTTTTGCGCTTGTCCCATGGTTGACGAGTGGCCGATGGCGGTGGTGAGAATAAGTCTACCGGATTCAGCGGGTGGTAGCGGGATCCTAGACCCTAATCCCGCGCTTTCGCTTCACCGTGATACTGGCTAGCACGCAAACATCATGGGATAGCCATGCGTGACCTTGGCTAGTGTTGAAAACAAACACATCGCCAGGACTAACCTCAAGCGCACCATGCTTTGTAATCAACTCTGGCAATGCGTAGATGCTGCTGTCGTTGCTGACAAGACAGGCAACGTTTGCGCCGCATCCTGCGTCTGTATGCCATTTGACGCTTCCATTAACCGGCAGAAAGTTAGCCGAGGCAAAGCACTCCGTCTGGCACGGGGTGTATCCGGCAGCTTTGGCAAGGGCTGCAAGGGCAGGGAAATCCCATTCTTCCAAAGAGGCTCTGTAGGATTCAACCTGACCAACCTCAACCATCTCCTCCCAGTTGCGTTGCGGATGCTGAAAGTTGTCGATCCTGCCGATCAGTGTTGGTTTCATTGGTGCTTTGGGTCGGTCGGTGGTGGTGAATAGGTGCCGGGTGGCGCCAAGGACCGTCCGCCCTGCCAGGGGCGGAGGTCGGGGGGTCGTTTCACAACTGAGCTGTAGGAGGCTCGCAAGGGCCACCCGGCTCCCGCATCCTAAGCCATTGCGCTTCCCTAAGCCACCACGGCAAGCTAGGGAAACGTAACCGCACCATGCCCCTCCCGTTTGTCACCGCCCCGGAAGTCAAGGTCGAGCAGGTGGGGGATGAGAGCACAGGCATCCTGCAGTTCCCGGTGTTCAACAGCCTGCTAGCTGGGGAGCGGATGCTCCTCGATGAGATCGACTACCAGTCCACGGTGAACGAACAGACCCACCGGCTGGCCAGCATCATCCGCGAGGCGGACGACCTACCCGAGGCCACGGCCAACCTTGTGGCCGCTCGCCTGATGGCTAAACACATCGGGATCCCGGTGGTTCTGGAGCCCCTGGAAGACACCATCCGGCAGCGTGAGCACCGCCTGATCTGGGACATTGACAACCGGCTCAGCGCCCAGAACGAGGCGCAGGTCACCAGATTGGTCACCGCTGCGGTCCGCTACCGCCTGGGCAAGGTGGACCCCGAATGCGCCGCATGGACCGATGACGAGACGCGCAACCTGACCGAGGGCCTGCGGTCCGCCATCTACGCCTTCATGCTGCGCGAGCAACGCGGAGGCGCTGCACCGGCTGATCCTGAGGCCACCCTGCAACTGATGGCCGACAGCCTGGGAAAGCCCGACCTGCCCCAATCGACTGGGGCGCAATCTTCTGGCGCCTCTGCGACCTCTGGCCTCACAACCCCGCCTTCGCCCGCGAGCGATTCGCCTGGTGCCCCGAAAGCTTCATCTGGGAAGCGCTCGATCAAGGCACCAGCCTCCTGAGGGAAAGGCTGCACGCTGCAGAGCGGTCGATCGCCAACTTCCACGCCTGGTACGCCAGCAGCCACCGCGACACGGGCAAGCGGCCCGAGCCCTTCACGATGGAGGAGTTCTGCTGGTTCCTGCCACCTAAGGATCGGGACGACGCCGCCGATGGGCCCCCTGCTGCAGCCGGTGCGGCGATGCTGGCCCTATGCGAAGCGGTGCAGGTGCCGGGCTTTGCGATGGCCTTCTACGACGCTCTGGCCACCGCCGGGGAAGGGACGCCACCGCCCTCGTTGTTGGCCCTGCTGGCAGACGATGCCCTACTGCTCGCCCCGGTGGAACATCAAGACGGCTGGCGGGGCCTGCTGCTAGCTGAAGACACCGCCGCCGGCCAGGAGCGCACCTTCAGGTTGGCGGATGATTCGCAGCGGCTGGTGACCCTGCTCGTTCCACCCTCTCCCGATGCTGCAATGCCAGCATGGGCGGCGGCAAACTCATGGCTGCCCATCGCTCAATCTCCCGGTAGCAATCCTCTACCTGCTGAGCTGCTGCCTGAATCGTTGTGAAGTAGCCCAGCGACCACCGCCGACCCGCCCACCACACACGGGCCTGATACGGGCGCCGTGCGTTATGGGGGCAATGGGAAACGCCGCGAGGGTAAGAAGCCATGCCTGAGCTTTCCCATCTAAGCCGCTGAGTTGGCTTAAGCCATGGCGGGAACCTGCGAGGTAACGCACCGGCAGCGCCGGAAGGACCATGAACACAGAATGGCAGCAGGCATTCGGCTACCGGTTTTTCTTCACCCCCCTCAAGACTTCAGCGGTTGACCTATCCCGCGTCAACCTCGGCGGTCTTGGCGTTGGTAAGTTCATCGACAACACCACCCCCCAAAGCGCTAACGCCAAGGTCATCACGGCTGGCACGGGTGACAGCTTCGCCTTTGGTGTTGGCACCAAGGCGGTGACCAATGCCGTTTCTACCGCCACAACTGCCACGCTGACCTTTGCCGATGCACACGGCATCACGGTGGGCAAGCGGATCGCGGTGAAGGACCTTCCAGCCCCCTTCACCACCCTCAACGGATCGTTCGTGGTTACGGCTGTGACCACTACCACCCCGCACACGCTGACCTATGCCTTGGCCGGCTCAGTGATCGCCACTGCCGCCGTCACCGCTGGTGTGGTGGCCCCCTCGCTGCTGCTTGACGGCAGCGATCCCCCGTTCCGGCTGCTGGGGCTGACCAATGTGCAGCCCAGCAACAGCACCACCAAGGAAAGCGTCACCACGTATGACGATGAAGCGGGCGGTTACAACACACCGATCGCAACCGCTAAGGACAAGACCTGGACCCTGAGCGGCGCGACCAGCTTCAACGCTTCGGCGTGGCGTGCCATGAGGCTGTGTGAGGAGTACAACGTCGGCGAGAAACTGGCGGTGGAGTACGCGCTAATCGGCCCTTACAACGGGTATCAGGTGGAATACGGGTATGGCGTGTTCGAGAGCTACCAGCCTGCGCAGGAAGCTGGAACGGTGATCAAGTACACGGTGAACTTGGCGGGTTACGGCAAGCCGGGCCTCGACCTGCTCTGATCGAGTTGTCCGGGATTCCCGGATAACTGATTTGATAGGGCCCCGGTACTGCCGGGGCTTTTTCATGCCTCAGCACTAAACGGCTGGCTGACCCGTTCCATGCGCTTGGCCCAGGTGTCGCCACCTTCGCGGCCGTTGCAGGGGTTGATGCAGACCGGATCGTTGACCATGTTGCAGACCAGCCCGGCTAGATCAAGCTCTGAGGCCTGCTTACCGGTGGCCCAGTAAAGCTGCCCGTCAAGCCATCGGGCGCCGCAGCGTGGGCAGGAGCGGGCATCCATGGCGGCATCGGCGGTGGTTGCGGCAGGTTTCCGGGAAAGCTGAGGCATGACGCTGCCCGCAACCGCACAGGAGCTTTACGACCTGCTGGCGGGCGATGTGGTGGTGATGGCGGCCATCGGCACGTACACCCCACGGGGCCAGAGCCCAGTCCCTGCCATCGCCGTGGTGCGCCGCAATGAGCAGCTGCCCGAGGGGGTGGCAGTCGCGGGCCTGGAGGTGGTGATCCTCGCCAACCCCGACTACGGCACCGAGGCCTACATGACCGGTGAGACGGGGCTGAATCCACAGTTCCGGCTGTACGTGAGCGAGTGGCTGCCATCAGCCGACCTGTCAACCCTGCAGGCGTTGACGCAGCGGATCGTCAGCCTGCTGCCGGGGTGTCGTGCGGTGCCGATCGGCGGGGATGCGCCGGGGCAGGGGCTCGGGGTGCTCGACCAGTACGCCATCAGCTGGACAAACCCCACCCAGTACGTCGTAACACCAGGAGCCTGAAGCCATGGCAGGGAACGAGTGGGTTATCAAGGTTTCGGCCGATGTGAAGGGCGTCCTGGATGCCTCGCGGCAGATCGGGCAGGCGGGGAAGGCGGCAGGCAAAGAGTTTGAGCAGGGCTTCGCTTCTAATGACAAGCTGCTGGAGCGACTGCGCGGGCAACTCAAAGAGCTAGACAAGGGAGTTGGCTCAAACGTAACCACACTGGGGGGACTTAAGACCAGGCTTGGTGAACTAGATCAAACCCTAAACAAGGCCGCCATTGGGTCTAAGGAGTTTGTGGCGGCTCAAAGGCAGATAGCGCAAACACAAAAGGAAGTAGACAAGGCATTAGGGGGCGGCGGCGGCATCATCAAAGGGTTAGGGCAGGAACTGAAGGGCTTTGCCTTGCAGGCTGGGGCCGTTCTTTCTGCAGGCTCAGCACTTCAGTTTGTTGGCAAGCAAATTACAGAGCTTGATTCAGCAGGGGCGGCAGTACGAACACTGGGCATCAACTCAAACGAGCTTAAGGATAAACTATTTGACCTTTCGATTGAGCTTGATAGCAATGTTAGCCGTGTCGAGCTATTAAAGGCCTCCTACGATGTGGCTTAGCGGCTTTACCACTACCGCACAGATCACCGACATCCTTAGAGCATCATCACTAGGGGCCGCAGGCGGCTTCGCCGAACTGAACGATGTAACCAAGGCGGTTACAGGTGTGATCAACGCATACGGGCTCACTACGGCTGATGCTACAGGAATCGTAGACGGCTTTGTGCAAACCCAAGCCGACGGTGTGATCACGGTAAGAGAATATGCGGAGCAAATCGGCACGGTGGCATCTGTGGCCGCTGCTGCAGGTATTCCGATCTCGGAGTTGAATGCAGCGATTGCTACCGCAACTCTTAAAGGGGTTCCCGTAGCTCAGTCGTTTACGGGGATCCGTCAGGCGATTAGCTCGATTCTCAAGCCAAGCGAGCAAGCAAAAGACTTAGCGGCGAGCTTAGGAATTAGCTTTGACCTAGCGGGATTACAGGCCCGTGGCTTTGGCGGTTTCCTTGCGGACGTACAGGCCAAAGGAGGAGGAGCAGCTGACAAGCTGGCTATCTTGCTTGGGTCGGTTGAAGCGCAGGCTGCCGTACAGCCATTACTGAATGATGGACTAAAATCTTACAACCAACTACTTGATAACCAAGTTAGCAGTGCCGGAGCTGCGGCTAAGGCTGCGGAGGCAGCAACTGACACGATAGCAGGCGGCATTAAAAAGATTCAAAATGCAACAAGCACCTTAGCGACGACCATTGGGGAATCATCAACCGATGTTAGCAATTATTTAGCCAC